AAGCCAGTGCATTAGAAATATCACAAACTATTCAAAACTTAAAGAGCGCTAACTCTGGTAGCGGAGAAACTATATTTTCTCAACAAGATTTAGATTCTATTAAACAAGCAGAAACAAATCTTAATAATTTGTCTCCAGTTATGACAAAAGTTAATAATCAAGCAGTTAGCATGGGACAGGTGTTTGAACAATCATTCGCAGGGAGTTTCGGTTCCGCAGTTGCGAGCATTGTAACAGGATCACAATCAGCAAGTGAAGCGTTTAAACAAATGGCTAATTCCATCATAAGTGATTTAATTAGAATTGGGATAGAAAGGGCGATATTAGGAACAATACACGGTGTAGCTAGTGGGTTTTCAACTGGTGGGTCAGTAACTAATACACCTCAGAAATTTGCTACAGGTGGTGCGGTTTCAGGCGCGGGAACCTCTACGAGTGATAGTATACCTGCTATGTTAAGCGACGGTGAATTTGTTATGCGTGCTAGTGCTGTTAGGTCAATAGGCGCGGGTAACTTAGCCAAGATGAATTCTGGCGGTGTTAAAAGTCTAGCACAAAGCAATTTAAACTCTTTTAGTTCACAACAAAACACAATAACAATAAACACTACGGTTAATGTACCTAGCCAAGGGTCTAGTTTTAACGCTAACGATCAACAGAGACAATCTTCTGACCAAGCTAAGTTGATCGCCAATCTTGTTAATACTCAGGTAAAACAAGAATTAGTTAAACAGACTCGAGTCGGCGGAATGTTGCACTCAGGTTCTAAATAAAGTTATCAGTTTATGCCATAATTAACGAGATTATTTTGCGATATGATAATTTCTTTTTTTATAACTTGTACAATTTTAACGGTTTCTTTTATTATTTCTTTTATTAATTTCTTTTTACCTATTACTGCGTTTTTTACTGTTTTTTTCTAAAACCTTAAAATTTCTTGTTTTTGTATTTGTGTTTTATATGCGATTTATATTCTATGAAACTCTTTATTTACTATACTTTTAATACTTAATTTAATAAAAAATATAAAAAAATAAAATATATATATAATTGATTTAAGAAAAAACACACTATATAAGTTTTCCTATAGCAACTCAAAACTATTTATATTTTATATTTTTTATATTTTATCTTCTGTATCCCTAGTAGAATAAGGGTTTCTTCCCGTATAAAACAAAATATAAAACTTATACGTATCTAAGAAAGACTAAAAAACGCTATATAGTAGTTTATTTCTTAGTCTCTACACATAAATTTGGGTTTTTAGGTGTCATTTGAACCAAAACAACACACTCGGGATTAATGGAAATGTGTCTAGTAGACTAAATGAAGACGAGAGTGAGTAGATTTTGATTTTCTTACATATTTGCATGTTTTTTAAAAGAAAACCTCATGAGCGTCCCCAGAACGTCTGCAATCGTTATGTTATTAGGTATATAGATGCCCATTTTCAAGATTACCGCGGTTAAGAATGTGTTTTACTTAAATGTTGTATAAATGTATCATATCGTAAAAGTTAGAAAGGTGACATTGAATGGATAATTTCCCAGAAATACCAAACCCAAGTAACATAAAGAAGAATCCAATGTGGAGAACTCTCACTGCTACCTTTGGCGACGGATATGAGCAATTTTCTCCCGATGGAGTTAACACTAAAGAAACTGAGTTTGATTTAACTTGGTCTATTTTAGATTTAACAGATTACAGTACACTAGAGACGTTTTTGGACACACAAACACCTACAACAGCGTTTAATTGGACAGACCCAACAACAAGTAATGTAGAAACTGTTAGGTTCATAAAAGATAGTTTTACTGCTACACGAGAAAATGTTAATTGGGTAGATATATCGTTAAAACTTAAAACCGCGTACGGATATTAAAAATGGCTGATATTGATTTAGCTACGTTACAAACAGACTCAATAATTCAACTATATAACTTAGATTTAACTAAGGTAGCCGTTGACCCTAATCCTGCTACAACCTTGTATTTAACGAATCAATTAGACACTGATATGAGTCCTTTAGAATACGATGGTAACGTCTATACAGCGATACCGGTGCAATCAGACGGATTTGAAATAAATTCTTCTGGTGCCATGCCACGCCCTACAATAACGATAGGAAACATTAACTCAGGTTACAACATATTACTACAAGCCTATGGTAATTTTATTGGAGCAGAGATAACAAGGTATAAAGTGTTTTATAAATACTTAGACGGCAAAGACAAAGGTGGTATAGGAGCATTTATATCTAAAGATAAATGGATATTGAATCGTAAAGTTAATCATAACAACACCTTTATAAAGTTTGAGTTAAAGAATCCTTTAGATTTAGAAAATGTATTGTTACCAAAAGGGCAATTCACGCGTAAATGTTCGTTAAGGTATAGAAGATGGGATCAAGATACGCAAAGTTTTATTTATGGCACCTGTCCTTACACGGATGAAAATTTTAATTTTGACGAATTAGGAAATTCTACAAGTAAGCAAAATGATGCTTGCGGTAAGCGTTTGAACGACTGTGTTATTAGGTTTCAGGCAGTTAATAAGCAAGCTGATATTCCGATAGAAGCGTTCCCTTTAATCCCTAGATTTTAATTACTCCTTGTACCGTGATTTAAACTACGATATAATACATTTAAGATAGTGTTTAACGTAGGAGCTTAAAAATTGAAAATACTGAGAGAATTTAAACAAAGGGATAGTAAGGGTGTTATGAGGGGCTATAATGAGTATGAATGTTTTTGCAGTAGAGTTTTTGTAAAACGTTCAGACAATAAAACACCCAATCATTGTGGTTGTATGAAAGGATATAAAAAAAATCATGAGTTGTACTCGACTTGGGGTAACATGAAATCGAGGTGTTTAAATCCAAACTTCCAGAAATATAAAACATATGGTGCTAGAGGCATTAAAATTTATGAGCCTTGGATAAAGGATTTTGTTAAGTTTAAAGATTATGTAATTGGTTTGAAAGACTATAACCGCAGGAAAGAGTTAAATTTAACCTTAGATAGGATAAACAACAACGGCGACTATGAACCTAATAACTTGCGTTGGGCAACTAAAGCTGATCAAACCCTTAATAGTTCTATCAGTATAGGGAAAGAGTACCCAAATGTAACTTACTGTAAAGATAGGGATTGCTATAAATATCATGTTAATCGAAATCGCAAGAATTACCAAAAGCGCGGATTCAAAACAGCAAAAGAGGCATACGATGCTATGCTTTCTTTATGTATAGAAAATAATTTATACCACCGAGATTTAAACAACCAATGATTACTAGTAAACAAATATCCAAAGAATTAAATAAACCCCATAATCGAGTTTTACAAGACATACGTAGGAAATTAAGAACTGATCAATATAAGGTTTCTAGCTATTTAGACAAGCAAATGAAACATAGAAATATGTATATATTTGATGATAAATTCAAACATCTATTTATGCCTATTGACACACATGTTTATGATCATAAATTTGAATTAAACGAAATGCAACAGCAAGTTCTAGCCGATTATATACTTTTAGCAAGGCAGCATCTTTTATACGGTGAGGATATACACGACTGTTTAAAAATTAAGTATACAAATTCTAAAGAATTTGGCAAAATTAAAGTATTAGATTACCTTATTGACTTAGAACATTTAACGTACAAGAGACCGCAGCTAAAATGGATATAAAAGAGTTACAACAAGAAATACAAATTTATTGTAAGTCAAAAGTACCAGAAGAAGCTTGTGGGTTGATAGTACACAACGCAAGAGGCTATGAATTCGTACCTTGTGACAACATGGCGGAGGATAAAGAACATAATTTTTCTATATCAGATCAGATTATGTTAAAACATTCTAGGGAATTAGTTTCTATATTCCACAGCCACGTAGAGAATGGCACCCCAGCAGTTACATTAGCTGATATAAAAACATGTGAAGCTTGGGGTTGCTTAGGAAGCATAGTTTTCTTGAGTTCTAATGACTCGAATATATGTTCTGATTTAGTTTTCTATGGCAATAATACCACTTATAGGAATTATATAGGCAGACCATATTATTATAATGTGTTTGATTGTTTTACTTTAATCCGTGATTTTTACTATCATGACTTAGGTAAATCCTTAGATTTCGTTTATAGCGATTATGGGTGGTGGGAGAAAGCAGAACACGCTGAAAGTTTATATCTAAATGAGTACAAGCGTTTAGGATTTGAAGAGTTTGACATAACTAAGCCGTTGCAAGTAGGTGACATATTAGCGATGAGATTAGGACGCAGTAAGTGTATTAATCACGGCACAATTTACATAGGTAATAACAAGATACTACACCACCTAGAAGGTAAGCTTTCATGTGTTGAAAGTTTTGGTAAATACAGCAATCGCATTGAAAGGGGCTTTAGG